AGCAAAATTATTGTCTATGCCAAAGTTTAATGCAAAGATAGAAGTTAAAAATGATAAGATGTATACAAAGACAGGGAATATATTTTGTGAGTTTGAAAGCAAAGGGAAACCTTCTGGCATATCTATAACAGAAGCCGAAGTTTACGCTATAGTATTAGAGGATATTGTAATTCTAAAAAAAACAGAAGACCTTAAAAAGATAATGAAAAAAAAATATAAAGAGTATGGACATGTTAAAGGTGGAGACTCAAACACTTCAAAAGGTATTTTACTAACTACTAATGATATAATGAATTAAACAATATGGATAAAACTGACTCAAGAGCTATGATACAATACTATTTAGAAGTTATAGAAACCTCTAAAAAACCAAAACATATAGAATATGCTCAAAGCATGCTTAGTTTCCATATGGCTAAACTAGAGCTTGATACAGAGTTTATTAATAAAAAGAAATACAGCGAAAATACAGCGTGATATGCCAAATAAAAACAATATAAAAAAATATCAATTTAAAAAAGGACAATCTGGTAATCCTAAAGGCAGACCTAAAGGAGCTAAGAATAGGTCTACAGTTGCTAGAAAATGGTTAGACTCTAAAAGAAAGTATCTTAATCCTGAAACAGGACAAGAGGAGTTAATGACTTTAGAAGACATATTAACTCTAATGCAAATTCAAAAAGGAATAAGCAGCAAAGATACCTCAGCTTATAATGCTATAATGAATAGCAGATATGGTCAAGCTAAAGCAGACGTAGATATAAATGCAGATGTCCCTACTATTGATTTTAGAAAGCTCTTTAATTTTAACAACGAGGATTGAAATTTAATGAGAAATACCGAGCCTTCTGGAATGATAGTAGATATACTATACTGACTGGAGGTAGAGGTTCTGGTAAATCATTTTTTACAGGAGTTTATCTACTGGGCTTAACTTACGAAGCTGGTCATGTAATCCTCTATACTAGATATACTTTAAGAGCAGCAAGTGTTTCAATCATACCAGAATTTAAAGAAAAAATAGAATTATTAGGACTTGAAAGTTTATACCATATTACCAGAGATGAGATAGTAAACAAATCAAACGGTAGTAAGATAATATTCAGAGGTATTAAAACCTCCTCTGGAGACCAAACAGCAAACCTTAAATCCTTACAAGGTGTGACTACATGGTGTATGGAGGAGGCAGAAGAAATAGACGAAGACTCCTTTGATAAAATAGATTTATCAGTAAGACAAAAAGGATTGCAAAACAGAGTAGTTCTTTTACTTAATCCAAGTACTAAAGAGCATTTTATATATCGCAGATTTTTTGAAGACAAAGGAGTACAAGCTGGAGAAAATATAACCAAAGGTGATACTACTTACATACATACCACTTATTTAGATAACATAGAAAACCTCTCTGAAAGTTATATAAATCAAATTGAGGATATGAAGGAAAGAAGACCTCAACGCTATAAAGCAGTAATTGAAGGTAACTGGTTAGAGAAAGCAGAGGGTGTTATATTCACTAATTGGAAACTAGGCAAGTTTAAAGAAGTATCTAAGGCAGTTTTTGGAGCAGACTTTGGGTTTGCCTCAGATAGTAATACTTTAGTGAAAACCTCAATAGATAAAGACAGGAAAATAATCTATGTTAAACTCTGTTTCTATTTACCATCTTTAACTACTTCTGACCTTAGAGGACTGTATAAAAAACATGCTGGAGACTCTCTAATTGTAGCAGACTCAGCAGAGCCTAGATTAATACATGAGTTAAAAGCCTCATCTAATATAATACCTTCAGTAAAAGGGCAAGGCAGTATAACCTATGGTATCTCTTTACTACAAGACTATGACTTAATCATAGATGAAGAGGATAGCACTCCCCTAGTTAAAGAATTAAACAATTACAGTTGGCTTGAAAAGAAGTCAAAGACACCAATAGACAAATACAATCATGCAATAGATGCTTTAAGATATGCTATAAGCTATCAATTAAAGAACCCTAATGCTGGTGAATATCATTTAATGTAAAATAGTAGACCGAAAATATAAACACAAATCGTTTTAATAATATAACATTTTAAGTTATGGCAATAAAGAAAATAGAAGTACCAAATGATATGTCTGAAATAACACTAGGACAATATCAAAAGTTTGCAAAATTAGTTGAGAAGGAACAAGAGGAGGATTTTCTGCAAAAGAAAATGATAGAGATATTTTGTGGAATAAACCTTAAAGAAGTAGACCAATACAAATACACAGCAGTAAAGAAAATAAGTAAGATACTATCTGAGATGCTTCAACAAAAGCCTAAACTTAAAACTAGGTTTCATTATAAAGGAAAAGAGCTAGGATTTATTCCTAGAATAGAAGACCTCTCCTTTGGTGAGTTTGTTGATTTAGATATGCTAATGAAAGACTGGAATAGTATGGATAAAGCTCTAGGAATATTATATAGAGAAATAGACATGAAGTTTAGCAACAAATACACAATAGTAAGATATAACTCAGAAAGTATTGAAGACATGAGAGAGATGCCACTTGATATTGCACTGGGTGCTATTTTTTTTTTGTGGAATTTAAGAAAAGAACTAACGAATCATATCCTCAGTTATTCAGCACAGAAAGTGAAGGATTTGACACCTCAGCAGAAGGAGCTTTTAATGAGCAGTATGGCTGGTTCGGAAGTTTCTACACCCTCTTAGGTGGAGGTGATATTACAAAATTCGAAGCTATAGAGAGGCTTCCAATGAGTCAGTGCTTAACCTATTTAAGTTTTGTAAAACAAAAAACAGAGCTTGAAGCTAAAAAGATAAAAGATGCAAGAAGGAGATAAACAGGATTTAATAGACTCTTTGTATGAGAGAATGCTCTTAAACGATGACGAAGAGATTGTATTAAGTGATGGGTTTGAAGAGGCATTAATTGGAGTATCTGCCTCTGAGCCTAAGATAGCTATATATGATTTTTGGAAAGCCATTGACTGTATAATGAAGTCTAATGAAAACTTAGATTTTGACGAGGCTTTAGAATGGCTTGAGGATTTTGCCAAAGCTAAAGTAGACACCTTAGAATCATTAACACCAATATTTGTTAAAACATTATGAATACATATTTTAAAGTAATTGAAGACCTAAAAACTATAGCTCTTGCTGAGCCTTTTGTCAATACAGTAACTCAAGGTGATATAACAGAAATAGACCTTAACAAAACAACAATATTCCCTCTTTGTCATTTAACTGTCTCTGGAGCAGATGTACAAACCAATGTAACGACTCTAAATATATCTGTTATTCTAATGGATATTGTAGACCACTCTAAAGAATCCTCTTCAAGTGATATAAGAGGGAATAATAATGAAATGGACGTATTAAATACTCACTTAGGAGTAGCGTCTAGAATACAGGCAGCAATAGCTAGACAGTCAGCCTATAGAGACCAGTACGAATTAACAAGTAGCTTTTCATGCGAACCTTTTACAGAGAGGTTTGAGAATAACATGGCTGGTTGGGCTATAACATTTACAATACAAATACAAAACCCTATGACTAGCTGCTAATGAATAACGAAAAATTAAAATATTTTAAAGAAGGTTTAAATCGCTTTGGTAAAGCAGTAGTCTTTGGAAGTTTAAAAGAATTAAAAAAACAGAAAAAAGGCAGTGGCAATTTAGCTAGGAGTTTAATGTATAAACCTAGAGTATATCAAAACAGCCTCTCTTTAGAATTTATAATGAATGACTATGGTTTATTTCAAGACAAAGGTATAAAAGGTGTTGGAGGTGTTAGAAAAATGACTAGCACTTTTAATAGAAGAAATAACAAAGGTAAAATGTGGAAACAAAAAGGAAAAAACAGCCCTTTTAGTTTTAAAAAAGATAATAAACCTTCAGTAAAACATTTTAAAGACTGGGCTAGTAAAAGAGGGTTGAATCCTTTTGCTATTAGAGAGTCTGTTTTTAGGCAAGGTATAGCTCCAAGTTTATTTTTTACAAAACCTTTTGAAGCTGCTTTTAAAAACCTACCAGATAATCTAGCTGAAGACTTTGCTTTAGACCTAGAGAACTTTATAAAATTTACAACTAAAGATTTAAATAAGAAATTTTAATAAGAAATGAGTACAAAAATAAACGTAAGAAGCCCTTTTTATTTAAGCTATGCAGAGCCTACAGTTCCAGAACCAGCTTTCACTTGTTTAATAGCAAATCCTACAAGTAAAAATGATGGCACTGCTAACCAGTTTGATGTAAACCAACAAGGTGTAATAACACTCCCAGACTTAGAGTTTGGAAACATATTAAGTATAAGCTCTTCAGACAGTGGCTTTTCAAACAACAAATACGCTACTGTAACTACAGATACAACTAGAACCATAACACTAGAGATAGCAATACCTACTGGATTTTCTAATACTTCAGATGCTACTTTTAATTGTGACGTTACAGCTACTCAACCTCCCTATCAACCAGCAGCAGTACCTCCTACAGGGCAACCAGCTCAAACATGTTCTGGAGGTCCGACAGTTAGCAGCAGTATACCAGCACAAACATTAGCTGCTGGAAGTGGGTCAGTTACAATAGACCTTGCTGGGTATTTTAGTGGAGAGACAGGATTTAATATTAATAACTATTATACTAATACAGTAACTCACTCTTTATCTGGAAGTAATTTAACACTATCAGCTCAATCAGTTTGTGGCACTGTATCTGTACATGTAGAGGCTTACGATAATGCTAGTAATTCATGTACTGCAGTTAGTTCAATTTCTGTGACAGTAAACAACTGCTCAGCTTTTGGGTGTTCTCAAGCTGCTTTCTCTCAAGGGTCAATTACAGCAAGTGGGACGATAACAAACCCAAATAGTGCTGCAGTAATTGCTGGAATAAGTGAAACAAATGGAGGGTCTTTAATTACAAGCTATAATGCAAATAGTGGTTCTACTAGTAGGTCAGTAACTCTCTGGTTTAAACTTACAGCACCTTCAAATTATTCAAATGCTGGAAGCTCTGTATGGTGTTCTTTTGCTTTAACACAAGATGGAACTTCACCCTCAGCTTTCTCATGTACTGAGGCTGGTTTATATGGTCAGCAAATCTCTTCAGATGGTATTGTAAATTCTGGAAGTGCTAGAGAGGGAACTATTGTAAACTTCACTCCAGCTAAATATCAAACAGTAAGCACTGATACAGCTAGAACAAATTTAGATATAGTAGTTACAGCTCCTTCAGGATATTCTAACGCTGGGAGTAATATTACTTGTACAATACCCTCAGTAACTCAACCAGCTTTTGTAGCTAGCTGTGGCTCAAATACCTTTTATATAAGTAGAGGTAAAGTACAACCAGATGACTTTTGCGATGGGTCTTATGCAGCAACTAGAGAAGTAAAACTTGACTGGGCTTATATAGATACAGCTCAAGGTCAAAGAGTATGTCTTAACAATAGTGCTTACAATGGAAACAACCTTTATTATGCAGTTAGTTCAAATAGTGTAGATGTAGGACAAGGCTCAGGCTGGTTTGCTACATGGCAAATAGACTCAGAAGGAATTATACAAGAGGTTCACCCAGTACAATGTTTAGGTTCGGTTAAAATAGGAGGTCCTTTATAAAATTAAAATAAGAATGATATTATCATGGCATTAAAAACAGCAGAATTACAATTATGGGTTTATACAGGTACGAGTGGCTCGTATACTGGAGACCCCACTTATAAAATAGAAAAAGATATAATATCAACTCAAAGCAAAATAGTCTTTGAAATTGGAGAACTAATAAGAGATTATATAGACATAAGTTTTAACAATGATTATCTATGTAACGCAGTTTGGGCTACAGCAGTTACTACTCTTTTCGATGAGGACGGTGTAGCTTATACTTACAGCAATCCAGTTTCAAATACCTATATAGCTTTAGATGGTTATGGTCTTTTTGAGGACGGTGTAAATCCAGAACTAGACAGACACGCCTTAATAAGCGCAAATAAGATATATCTACCAGAGGACACTACTGGCAAGCTCCCTATTTTTGCTGAGGGTGTTGGAAAGGTTGTAATTGACTCAGCTACAACTCAGATTACTGATAGTGGAAACTCAAATCAAAAAGTGCAATACATTACAATACCAGCAAACACCTCTACTATTTTAGTTTATGATACAGACGATACTACGCTACTAAAAACAATAACTGTAGAGAATCAATGTGAGCCAAAGTTTACTCCAATAAAAGCCACTTTTCAAAACAAGTATGGAGCGTTCCAAGACGTCTACTTTTTTAAGAAGACTATTGAGAGAATGGACGTAACAGATGAGACCTACAAAAGAAACACTATCTCAAATTCTAGCGTGTCTTATAACACCTATGAAGCTCAAAACAAAAGATATAATGTAAATGGTAAAACCAGCCTTACAATGAATACTGGTTATGTAAGCGAGGATATTAATACAACTATTGAAGAGATGTTTTTAGCTGAAAATATCTGGTTAAGGTGGGAATCTAAAACCCTTCCAGTTAATATAAAATCAAAACAATATCAAACTAAAACTTCTTTAAATGATAAAATGATAAATCACACTATAGAGTTTGAGTTTGCCTTTAACAAAATTAACAATGTTAGATGATAGCACTTCAGTTATATATAGAAGGTCAAGAGGTTGAGCTTTTTGCAGATGAGAGTATAACACTTACTCAAAGTATTCAAAATGTTAAAGATATAAGTAAGGTTTTTGTGCCTTTTACTCAGAGCTTTAATGTCCCAGCTTCAAGAGTTAATAATAAGATATTTAAACACTTTTACAATTACTATATAGATGGCTTTGATGCGAGGACTAAAAAAGAAGCCTCTCTGTTTTTAAACTATAAGCCTTTTCAAAATGGCAAAATAAAATTAGAGGGTGTAAGTCTAAAAGACAATAAAGCAGAAAGTTATAAAGTTACTTTCTTTGGTAAAACAGTGAA